CTTCGGTAATGACAGAGGCAGAGATACGTGAGAAAGTCGGTCTAAGCGTAATACAGACAGAAGAGGAGACAACCGTAGATAGTAAAACTAAAGATGCTCAAGCGGCACTTAAAGGCTCTGTAGGTGGTGTTAGTGGTATCATCACTTTACTTCAGAATGTTAAAGAAGGTCTTATCGCTGAGACTTCAGCTATTGCGGTTCTTGTTGAGTTGTATGGATTCACGCCTGAGATTGCAAGGTCTACGGTAACTGGTGACGTTATACCTGAAAAAGTAGCCGCAGAAATGCGTTCGGTATTTGAGAAAGCGGACGATGACAATATACTTATTGAACACTTCAAGAATTGCGGCTCAACAGACTACGAAGCGGTCGGAAACGGCAAGGCTTTGAACTTTGAATCTGAAACTTCCGCAAGTCTACACGAGGAACTTAACCGAAAGTATTGGTTCTCAGAAGTTAACCCGATTGACACGGCTATCTTAAACATATTAAAAGAGAATCCAGCTACTCCTTTCTTAGCAATTGCAGAGCAGTTACAACTATCTATTGAAAGGGTTATGGCTGGGCTTCAAGCATTGAACGAGGCGAACGCTATTATCTTAGAAATTGGCGAGGTGCTAGATTCAAGCCAACGAGTCGTTAATATTACCAAAGAAGGCGAGAGATTACTTAAGGAGATACCACCAGTTGAGGAGGAGTTCGTTATTAGATACACTTACGAGAAGCGACCCGAAGCAAGTGGTGCTTCTATCATTGACACGACTCGCGACTTTTGTAGGAAGCTGGTTAAATTGGTGGAGGAAGAAAATAAGTCTTGGCAACTTGACGAAATACAAGACATCGGTGTGAGCAATAACAGAAATGTATGGATGCGGGGCGGTGGCTTTTGGGGCAAATCTTACCATTGCCGACACTATTGGGAGCAGAAACTTATGAAGGTTAAGAAGTAATGGCGAACGTTCTCTTTATATCGGAAACATTCCTCAAGGACAACACTTTGCTCCACGAGAATATCGACTTCAAGTATCTACGTCCTGTGGTCCTGATGTGCCAAGACATCCACATCCAGCACAAAATTGGGACCACATTATACAACGAACTCAAGACACAGATAACCAACTCTACGTTAACGGCTGCTAATCTTACACTTTTGGAGGATTACATACAGCCAGCGTTACTTCATTGGGTTCAAAGCGAAGCACCGACCGCGATTAGTTACAAGTTTCTAAACAAAGGACTACACCAGCAGAGTTCGGAGAATAGTTCAAACGCTTCTTTGGACGAAATCAACTTTATTTCCAAGCGGTACAAGGATAAGGCAGAGTGGTATACCGAGAGGCTCGTTACTTTCTTGTTAGAGAATGAATCCAATTACCCAGCTTACGCTAACCCTGACGATGGTCTTGATATAATCCAGCCTGACACTCGAACCTACACGACTGGAATGTTCTTGGGACGCAGACCGAAGTTCATCAGCTTAGAGGACAAATATGAGTACAAACGCAAGTAAGAGAAATCAAGCGAAGCTAAAGAAGTATGTACACGCTCAACGAAATACTAACGATAATCGAAACTCAGGCGAACGCTCACCTTCAAGTGAAGCAGTACGGTCAGGGGGACGTTTGGGAAATCAACCCGAAAGAACTTGACTACCTTGTTCTGTGGGCGATAGAGGAGAGCGTAGTATTATCTGAGCGGACATTGACCTACAACATCCGACTTTTAGCAATGGACAGAGTTCTTCCGGGCGAAGAGAACGAACAGGAAGTGATGAGCGACACCATACAAGTGCTACTGGACTTCGTGGCATACTTTCGACAATTGCACACGACAGATTTAAGCATTCAACCGAGCGTAACGCTTGAGCCTTTTACCGAGCGATTTGACGACAAGGTAAGCGGGCATTCTTGCGTACTTTCAATAACACAACCATACGACTATAACAAGTGCCAAATACCTAACTAATGACTGAATCACAAAAACTAATCGGAACACGCGGTTGCAAATTGCTAACGGGAACGGGGGCATTGACTGGATTAAAAGGCTACGCATTCATCGCTCAAGAGGACACCGTTCTAACCACTTTCGAAGTGGATGGAGTTGATGCCCTTGCCGCCTTTGGACTTTCGGGTGCAACCTTAAAAGCTGGGGCGTACATCGTTGTCCCATCGGGCGATGCCATTACAGCTATCACCATGTCAAGCGGAAGCGTTGTAATTTACAATCAATGATAGGCGTCAGCCAAATATCTGTTGCCGCATATCGCGGAGGTGGCGGTGCTGCTCCTGTCAATCTTGACTTCGTATCAACTTGGGATACGACTAAAGCGGGGTCTGCAAGTAATACTGTTGTTCTTCCGTTATTGAGTGGTGGCACGTACTCAGGCACTATTGATTGGGGAGATACATCTACATCGGTTCTGTCTTACGCGAACAGGTCGCATACCTACGCTTCGGGCGGAGTGTATACTATTACTATCTCAGGAACAGATATTCAAGGGTTTAGATTTGCTAATGGTGGAGATAAGTTAAAGATAGGTAATGTATCTAATTGGGGAAATCTTACCATTACTACTGACCAAGCATTCTTTGGGTGTACTAATCTAACTGCAACTGCAACAGATGCCCCTATAATCTCGACAACAACATTGTTTTATACGTTTTTCGGATGTTCTAATTTCAATGGTTATGTAAATGGTTGGGATGTGTCAGGCGTGTCCAATGCTGAGAGAATATTTATGCTGGCAACCTCATTTAACCAAGACCTTGATAATTGGGACACAAGTAGCTTTACTAATATATCGAATATGTTCACTGGTGCAATACTTTTCAATGGTAATTTAAGTGGATGGGACTTAAGTTTGGTTACAATTGCTAACGCATTTTTACAAGGTACATCTTTCAATAACTCGTCTATAAACTTATGGGACGTATCTAATATTCAATTATTCAATAGCTTCTTTCGAGAGACATCTTTCAATCAGGATATTAGCGGATGGGATATGTCAGCTGCTACGAGAGTAGACCAGATGTTCTTTGGTAATACAGCATTCAATCAAAATATTGGTGGTTGGAATTTAAGTATTTGTACAAGAATGGACTATATGCTCTTCAATAATGACGCATTTGACCAAGACATTAGTGGATGGGATGTAAATCAAGTAAGTAATTTCTTATCATTCCTACAATCTGCTACTGGTCTTTCAACAGCCAACTATGATGCTTTACTTATTGCTTGGGATGCTCAGGGCGCTATGAGTTATTCAGGCACCGTAAATTTTGGTGGTAGTCAATACACTTCAGGAGGGGCAGCCGAAGCAGCAAGAACAAGCCTTATCAGTAAGTGGGGAGGAATAACAGACGGAGGACCAGCTTAAAACAAGATAATGAACGAAATACGATTTCCTGAAGTAAGAACCTATTACATCTGTTTTGATAATGAACGAACAGAAGTAAAATCATACGGATGGGTTGAGCCAAACCAAGTCTTTGAAACCATTTGGATATTCGACGAATTTACCGATGAGGAACAATGGATAGCTGAACTATTGGTTTGGGGAATCGTTCCTGAGATTGATGAAAAAGGCAACTTAGTGTCATAATGGATGTAATTATAGAAGCGCTTGCGAGTTACGGAATAGCTGGGATATTCTTAGCGGTTTTGGTTTACTACCTTAACAAGTTAACGGACATTCACCGAGAAGAAAGAGGGGATTGGCAAGACGCTAACAATAAGCACGTTGAGAAGTTTGCGGACGTTATAAACGAGAATACAAAGGCACTTGTGGAGATGAAAGGAGAACTTAAAGAAAATCGTTGCAAAATGTAAAATGGTGCGCTATTGCACCAGTAGAATGTAACTGTATAAATGGAGACTGCAAAGAAGAAACAAAGACCAAGCGCGGCAAAGATAGCCGCAGAGGTAATAAAAGAGTTTGAAGGCTACTCTTCAGAACCTTATCTCTGCCCGGCTAACGTACCAACTATCGGTTACGGTAATACAATGTACGCAAATGGCGAACGGGTAACTATGGACGACCCTGAGATAACCGAAGAACAAGCTATGGAGATGCTGATGGACACCATTAAATCGGTCGAAAAGCAAGTGAAAAACGTGGTGGAAGTCAAACTTCCAGCGCATAAGCTGGCGGCTCTAATCTCCTTCACCTACAACGTAGGCATCGGCAACTTTTCAAACTCTACTTTATTGGCTTGGTTAAATTCAAACCCTGACTTCGTTCGGATTCCTGAGCAGTTCAGAAGATGGAACAAAGGAGGCGGCAAGGTGCTTAACGGATTAATCAGAAGAAGGGAATCGGAGGTCGCTCTATGGATTGGCGAGGGCATCTGATATCCGTTGTTATCGCGTTCATCTTGGGCGTTATCGTAGCTTGGCAAGGTTGCGGTTCAGAGCCGCAAACGGTAACCATCGAGAAGCCAGTTCCTCAAATTCAATACGTTGACCGATGGAAGGTTGACACCGTTAGATTCGTACGAAGAGAACTCATTACTCG